CACTGTCACAACAAACTGCGCCAGATTCTAATCCTCTAAGTAATCCTTCTGCTAAATTAGCATCATCAATAATGTCTGCTAAATCACAACTACCTGAACATGTTTTACATGCTACGTCTGCCCACATTTTATCAACGCAAGCTCTTACTTTGCAGGTATACAAAGCTGAAAATGTATATAGATACGTCCCTGTACCATCCACTACTGTGTATAAGATACTAGTTACACCGTCTGTGTAATTAAGGACTTCAATGTTATTAAATGTAAAAGTTCCAGAGATAGGATCTGCTGGAATTTGAGATGTAACATCTTCTGTTACTGTACTTCCGTCTGGAAGTGTTATTTCTAATATTGCTGATGTAACTGTTGAAGGGTTTTCATAGCCTCCTGGATTTGTTGTTACATCATATACTCCAGTAGTATCTGTTATAGATAGCGCAGAGCATTTATTCTTTAAACAAGCCGTTATAGTTGGAGAGAGTGCCATAAAATAAGTTTAAATAAAAAAATGAAAGGTAGCAGGGGACAAGCCCCCGCATCTTTCAATATATTGGAAAGTTAGTTCTTAAGATAAAGAACCAGCTAATGATGTACCTAAGATATCATCAACAACTTCTAAGATTCCGTTTCCACCTGGCTTAGCCCAATCACATGAGGTTACTCCAGCTACGTCAGAAGGAATCAACAACATAAATTGCATATCTCTTCTGTTCTTAGTAGTGTATCCGCCTTCTTCTTCAACAACCAAGTGAACAATAGCGTAAGTTTCATTAGCTACGTCTTTGATTGCATCATAGATATTTGGCTCACCCATTCTGAAGTATTCTCCATTGTTTCCTCTGTAGAACCACTCAAGCTCTGCAGCTTGTTCAGCAGTACCAGTACCCGCACTAGACGTAGTACCTGAGAAAGTAGTAGAACCAAATCCTTCTAAAGTAGAATTCCACTTAGCTTTTCTGTAGTTGATTTTACCTAATTTGAATGCCATTGGCGTTCCAGTTAATTTAACTCCTGCAGAGTTACCAGCATTAGCTACAATAGCTTGAGCAGCACCAATACCAAATTGAGCAGTAGCTCCTAAGTAAGGTACATCTAAAGTAACAACTGTACCAGAAATAGATACAACTTTGTAAACCGCATCAGCAGTTGTTGTTCCAAATCTAACGTAGCTTTCTACTGCAAAGTCACCAGGGACAGATGCAACAATAGCTTTAGATCCGCTTACAACGTCTACTGTACCAGTAGTTGGTACACCTGCAGCAGAGTTCAATCTCTCAAACTTAATTACCTTTTCAGCTTCTCTAGCAAAGTTAGTTGTAAAACTTACTACTAAACCATCTGCAATAGACTCTTGAGTGTCTGATCCTCCAGAAGTATACAATCCATGCTTGATGTATTGTCCTCCGTGGTTAGAAGTTAAAGACTGGTCTAAGTACAATCTTGAGTAATACATGTTTTCATCAATAACTTCAATAGCAGAACCAGCTACTACTCCGTCATATCCAATGTACTCAACTTGCTCAGTTGCCGCTACAGGTACTACAATTTTTGCAGTTTTCACACTTGAAGGAACAATTTTCTTTCCTACAATTGGAGCTTCAGCTCCTCTACCTTGTACAAACATAAAGTCTCCTGTTGCTCCAGCTACTAATCTAGTTCCTGATGCATCAAAGATACCTACTTCACCATCACCTAAAGTGTTGATACCGCCTGTTGTAAGTGCGGTTGCTCCTGACTTACCTACATATAGTAAGGTAATGTCTTTTTCATTAAATGTTGCCATTTTAATTTAAAATTTAATTAAACAATTATTTATTTACTTATTCATCATTCTGAGACTTGCGCCTCTCTTAATTTAATCTGATAAGCTTCAGGGTTTGTAACTCCTGTTGCTATTGCCACTGCTTCATCAACAATCTGTCTATGTGTTATCTCATTTAACTCACAATCTACACCAGCTACAGGAACTGTAGGATCTGGTACAGTAATAAGAGTAGGACGTTTAATATATCTAAGATGGTATGTATCTATAGTTGTATTACCGTCTGAAATAAGCTCATGTCTATTACCTCCAAAATCTAACCTTAATACTAACTCTCCATAAGGTTTCTTAAAAGGATTCTTGATAATTTTATTATAGTCATTATGCTTGATAGGTTTAACTTCTGGCCTTGTTCCATCATAACAAACATCCTCAGAAGATATACTTACCTCTTCATTAATGGCGTATAAAAAATCACCTGGTAAATCAAAGAACACACCGTTAGGCTTGTTATCTGCTGTATTTGTACTTGTAGTTAAATCTACATTTCTATGTAACGTAAAAAGATCTTTTTTTCTTTTCTCAGTTACTTCAAATCCAGTCAGGTATTTATTACCTGCTGGATTTATAATATGAAGTACTAATCTTTCTTGTGCCTTATTCAGAAACGTACTTATCTCTTCAGGTTCATAACCTGGAGCGTCAAAGTTTGTGATTTTATCATAGAGAATTAAAAACTCTCTTTCCATTTCTGAGGCAGTCATTTATTAATCTTTTGCGTTATCTAGTCTTGCTTTAATTTCAAGTAAAATATCTTGGTTCTTTTTAGCTTTCAAGAATTTAACTGCGTTAGCCATTACTGGTACATCACCAGGTGCTGATAACGCTTCTCCTCCTTGTAAGTAAAACTTACGTCCGTCTTTATTGATAATACCTGCATCAACAGCTTCTAATATAATTAGTTTAGTTTTTCTGTCTGCATCCTTAGCAATATCAAGGAACGCTCCAAGGTTTTCACTAATTACAAGTCCTAGTTGATCCTTAAGCCATTTAGACTTTGCATCTTCAGGGACTTTCTTTCCATAGACTTTTAAGAAGTTTTTCATTTCTTCTTCATTGTCTTCAATTTTTCCAAAGAACTTGTAAGCTTCTTGTAGCTTAGCTTGTGTACTTAAACGTGTATTTACTTCATGGTCTTCAGAGACAATCATGTACTTATACGTTCTCTTTCTTTTAGATTCTTTTGGACTTGGCGCAATAGCGTTTGAATTTGCCAAAAGTAACTTGTACTCTATATATTCTTTTGGATTATCTAATTTAAGTGTTCTTGGATTTTTATCCAATCTTACCTTATAGGTTTTCCAAAAATTATTATCCTTTTTATAAGGAGATAAATCTCCTGATTTGTGAGACATTCCTGATTTTGAAGGATCTTCAAAATACTCAATCTCTGACCTGTTTAGTGGGCAAATAATGCCGCCATTTTTTCCTACTGGTGCTGAATAATTATTAGTAGCAGGTCCTACTAAAAATGCAGCCTCATGTTGGGGATCTGTAATAAACCCGTTAGTTCTCACTACAGGCATTACTTTGACTACTTTCCCCTCGTAGTCTTGTAAGTTAAACTCCTTATCCATTTCTCCTAATTTAAAATTACTTCCTAAGTTATGAAAATTAAGGAACTGGGCAAAACCCAGCTCCTTAAAAATTCAATATTTGTTATGCTAAAATATTTGGAATAAAGCTAGCAGTCTTTGATGGATCTCTTAACAAGATTCCTCCAATAAACATTTTGTGCTCTTCCCAAGCATCAACAGCATTTCCTACAGCACTCATTGCACCATCTGGAGCAAATGGATTTCTCAATCCTGCAACATACTTATGTACAATTGGAGTTCCTTTAATAGCAACCTTTTGAATGTTAGGCTGTCCATCAGTTGTTCCAATGTCCATGATGTCATATCTGTAAGATTCAGCAACACCACCATCTGGGTGATACAACTTGTTTCTATCTCTGTTGTCATAGAAGCTATCAACACTCAAAGTTACTTTGATACCGTTTGGTCCAACGTACTCAATGAATTGTCCACCGTATCCCATTCCCATTTTGAAATCTGATCCTCCAGAAGCTCCGTAGATTCTAGTGTCATTTCTAACTGGTTGATACAATTGAGAGTAATCTTCTAAAGCTTTGTGGAATTGGTAAGCACCTCTTTCACCTGTTCTTAAAACAAACTCTCTTTGATCACCTGCAATTTTACCTTCAGATAAATCTAACAATCTTTCAGTTAAATCTTCAATAGAGAACGTGTTGTAGAACTCAGTGTTAGCTGCTTCCATTTGCTGACGTAAACCTGCACCTTGTACAACTTTGTAACCAGACTTTCCAGAAATCTCATAACCACCTTGCTCAGTTTTGTTAGCTTGACCAAACATGTACATTCTGTTGATGTCTTGTCTGAACTCATTATCAAATACGTAAGATTCATAATCTTGCCATACTTTGAAAACTTTTTTAGTTCTTGGGTCCATGATACCAGTCCCCATTTTACGTAACTTCATGTTACCTGGAGTCTTCTTCATCATTCTCAAGTGAGTAAATGCATTTCTCATTGAAATGTTACCCTTGAATCTTGGCTGGTGCCCTTTTTCAGAGAACTTGCTTTCTACTGGAGAAAATTCACCAGAGAATCTTTTTCCTCCTACTAATTCCTCATAAGGAACAAAAGCATCAGGATCTCCTGTGTTTAATCTACAAGTGTAAACAAAGTTAGCTCCTTCTGGAATAGCGTCACCTACAACCATAATTGGGTAGATTTCATTCTTCTCACCAACAATTACTTGTGTATCATCAAACCAGTCTTTACCAAAAACTAATTCAAATTCTGTGAAATTTTTTCCTGGTTCATCAGTTGCATCAATAGGTGAATTTGAAATTCTTGCTTCAACCAATGGAATGTTCATAGCAGCTTGTGAAGCTAATTCCCAAGTGTAATCTCTCTCATCATCAAACTCCAAAGTAGGAAACTGAGACAACAACGTATCAAGGTTGTTTCCAAAGTTTTGTGCTTGGATTTTAGTGATTAAGTCAGATACCTTGTGAGGCTCTCGTTGCCACAACGCACCTAAGTGGTTTTCTGTTGTCAGTCCCTTCCATGTGGAAGCATCTGTCATCTGTAAAAAAGATAATTTTGACATTTTATATTATTTGATTATTTATACATTTTTATAAGAATCCTTTAATTGCATCAAGAACTCCGCTTGTTCCAGGATCAGATGTTTTAGTTGTATCTGCACCTGTTCTAATTCTAGCGTCTTGGGCTTTTAATGACTCATCTAGTTTATTTACTGCATTTCTTTTAGCAGCACTGTTAATTTTACTCCAGTCTGTTAAACCGTCCGTTACATGGTGCAGATAAAACATCTTTACCAAGTAATCAGGATTCTCAACCATTTCTTTAACAACTGCATTCATTGGCGCATTGTTAGAGTCAAATCCTGCTGTACTTGTCATTAAGTCAAAGACTTTATCTTTAGTCTGTTGGTTAAACTTAACTCCTGGAACAATCTCATTTGAAGAATTAACTTTTTGTTTAAGGTCATTGATTCTTTGACCCTGAGCTTCTTCAGCGGCTTTTTGTTGGGCTTTAGCTTGCGCAGACATTTTAGAGATATTCTCTTGTTCTGACTTCTGCAATCTATTTAATGCACTTTTTGCATCCCCAATATCTTCACCTAAATCCAAAGAACGTTGTGCATATTTATCAGCGTCATCCTGTGAAAACCCTTTTGCTAGAAAGTCATTTACTATTAAACTCTTTCTAAAGTTTTCTGCGTCATCTGCCTCTAGTGAGCTTTCTTCAATCTTGCTGTACATATCAGCTGACTGCTTAGCTTGTCTATAGTTAGCATCTGGAACCCCAGACCTTAACGCTTCTAAATATTCTTTTTGGTCATCAGTTAAGTCAGAATATTCATTCTGTCTAATCTGACCCCTTACAGCTTCAATTAAATCTTCACCAGATTTAATCTCTGCCAATTCCTCCTCTGATAGAGAAGAGAGAACTCCTTCTTCATGAAGAGCTGAAGTTAAGGAAGTAAGTGGAGAAGAGGATAACCCTTTAGATTCTGGAGTTCTCTTTCCTTCATCAATTTCTTTGTCTTCTTCACCTTCCACAACATCTCCGTGCTCATCAAGGTTTGCTATATAATCTAACTCAAATCCTAACTCAGCGTCAGCATCTGGCTTTTCTACTTTTTGTCCGTCTTGTTCTGCAATATCTGCAGTGTCAACGGTTCCTCCTTCTTCAGGGCTTTTACTAGCTTCTACAGGCTCTTCACTTCCTGCCAAAAAATCTAGATCTACCCCCTCAAATAAATCTTCTCCTTCCATAATTACAAATTAAATATATATTTAGTTAATATTCCAAATTTTTCATGGTCATATATGAAATATATCACCTCTTCTTATAGCTATTTTTTAGATTGAGTGTTTTTAACCACCTTCATTGCAGCAATCTTTTTACCCTCTAAGTCTTCCTTAGCTTTATTAGAACGTACTTCTTCTTGTAGCTCTTTCTCTGAAAGTTGAGTTTCTGCGTTTAACTTCTCACGGTCAAGTGCAAGTTTATCTAACATGTCAGTACTGGTCTCTTGCCCCTCTTTAGCCTGAAGCTCTAACTGTTTTAACATGTATGAATGGTCTCTATCTTTCTGCTTTTCTACACTTTCATGTTCTAACTTGAACATTTCTTGTTGTTGCTTAGCCTGCTCTACTTGAGCTGCTTG